CCAAGCCGCACCTTTACGTAAGTCACGTAAGATTTCACGGTCGATTTCAGCCGCAACTTGTTCTGACAACAACGCTGTCAATTCAGCTTCAGCATCAATGTTATGGAACGCTGCAACGTCTTGAGCTAATTCAGGAGACCATTGAGCTCTTAGTTTTCTTTCAGTAACAGAAACTGTAACAGATTCTAAATCGAAAGATACCTCACCAATTTTGTCTTCGAATTCTAATTCAGCGTATCTTTTGTAAACTGCTACGAATGATGTTTCAGTTGCCGCAGATGTAATTGTTGTACCTGTGTAACCATCTAAAGTATCAGCACCACATCCAACACATGCCGGACAAGATAAATCAACTTCTAAATAGATGAATCCTTCAGCATCACAAATATCTTGGAATGAACCACCACCTGTGTTTGATTGTGCTGAACCAAATGTTGTATTTCTTCTTTCTCCGTATTGAACAATTCCTTTTCCGTATTGTTGAGTAACAACTCTAAATAATAAAGATGTATTAGCATCTACAGAACAAGCTGACCCTGAGAAAACTGCTAAACCAGCACCTTTAGTAACAACTAAATCAGATAAGAAAGTTTCTGTATCCATTTCTTGTCCATCAGGTCCGATTAATTTACCAGCACCTACATTAGAGAAACCTGATACTTTAATAATTGCTTTTCTTATAGTAGAACCACTATATGTTGCTGCAGTAGCATCAACTAAATTAGAACCATTCCATACTTGAACTCTTGTACTTGCAGTTACTGCAGTAAATTGTCCTTTAGAATAGTCAAATAAACCTGCTGGATTTAAACCTGGTTCAGCACCTTCGTAGAATAAATCATACAAGTTTTGGTTAGCATAAGTACTACCTGCACCGTAACCATCACCAACGTTAGCACCGTTAGGAGCACCTACAGGGGCGAAGTGTTGGTTGTTAGTGTTATATCCTTGGATTTTAGGTACAAAGTAGAACAATTTACCGATAGGTAAGTTCATTGCTTGTACTGATACGATGTCATTCGCTAATAATTTAGAGAATACACGTCTCACGATTGGGAAAACTACTGTTTCAAACGCTCCGTTTGAACCTTCAGAAGTTGCCTCGTTAATTAAGAAAGACGCTTGGTTTTCATATAACTGTGCAACGTTTTCTTTTAGGTGTCCTTTTAAATCATCTAAGAAACCTAATTTATCCCATTTGTTAATTGTATCTTCTTTGATAACTTTTAAGTGTTTTAATCCGATGTTACCAACAAGACCTGATTCTAATAATGCTCCCATTTTTAGTTTTTGTTTTTTATTTGTTTTTAGTTTATTTTTTATTTAAGTTTACCCATTAAATCTTTCATTCGTAAGAATTGAGGATTTTCATAAGTTTTTGATTCAATCAAATTAATTGCAGAACCTGTAGAAGGTGAATTGTCAATTTTTCTTTCGATTGATTCGTTAATTGGTTTTGTAGAATTATTTTTATTTAATTCTTGTTTAATTGATTGGTATAAATTTTTTGATTCTCTAATCGTTTCAACAGAATCAAAACGTTTTAGGATATTAATTTTTTCTTGTTTAGTTGTAGTGTGTTCAGTAAACAAACGTGTAGCGTAAGCTAAATTTGAATTGAAAACTGCAACTTCATTTAATTTATCTCTAAATACGTTTAATGCGTTTCTGTATTCTTCGTTTTTCTCTCTTAAAAGATTAAGTTCATTAGGATTTACAGATTCTTTTCTAAGATTTCTTGGAGCTGCTTTAGGTTTGTCTAAACCATTTCTACCAAATCTTTTACCTGCTCCTAAAGTTCTTGAAGCTTCAGTTGTTTCACCACCTCTTTTACTTGTTTTTGGTTTAATTTTAAATTCACCATCTAAATTTTCACCATCTTTATAAGTAAATTTAGCTTTACCTGTTCCAACTGATTTAGGACCTTCTTTCTTTTTAGTGTTAAACCCACCTTCTTGATTAGGTTTTGACGAATACTTAAATTTACTTGGAGAACCCATACCTTTACCTTTAGCTTTAAAAGATTTTGATTCCATTATATCATTTTCATCATCATCTAATTCATCTTGTTCTTCTAAATCACCACCAAGATGGTCAGCTTCAGTTTCATCTAATTCAAGTTCATATAGAACTTCTTCTGATTCATCTTCTTGTTCCCATTGGTCTTGTGATGATTGTTCGAAAACTTCATCAAATGCACTATCAATTCTTGATTCATAATCATCATCTTCATCTTCCATTTCAAACATGTCTTCCATTTCAAACATGTCTTCAGTTTCAAACATGTCTTCACTTTCATCAAATTCAGAAACATAAGTTTCATCATCCATATCATCCATTTCGAATAAATCTTCGTCTGATTCTTGTACTATCATATATTCTTTACTTGTTGAGTTATCTTTTAGTTTTATATTTCCATCAGTATTTTTAGTCACAATAACTTCATCATCAGGACCCATTAATTGGAATACTTTTAAAACCTCTTCATCACTAACATCTTCGCCAGTTAAATCAATTGGTTCTTCATCGTCTTCCATTGATGAAAACTCATCACCTTCAAGATTATCAGTTTCAACGTCCATTTCTAATTCTGTGTCATCCACATCATCTTCAACTTCCATATCAACATCTGTTTCAACCTCATCTTCTTCTTCTTGTTCAAATAGAGATTCTTTTACTAGGTCATTGATTTCTTGCTTCATTGTAGACGCAAGTATTCCCTTTGCATTTTCTGCGACAGCTTCTTCCAAATTTTTCATTTGGATAAA